CGCCACCGGAAACGTTTACCACGGTGCTGCCTTTGCCGCTGGTACCAGACGCGCCCAGCTCGCGCAGGCGTTTGCTGCGGGGCCGGGGTTCGCGCAGGTTGGTAACCAGTGTAAATTCCTTTTCTGCCATACGCTAATCTGCTTTATCGTATTCGTCCGGGCGCAGTTCCACTATCGAAACTTCGGACGTATCCGCTATCGTGTCCATAACTTCGCCCTGCATTAAAAACAGCTTGTCGCCCTGGTTCTGCTCGGTGTACACCTTTAGCCCGCCGGTCGGCAGTTCGGCTTCGCCGCTAAGGGTGGTACGCCGCTGGGCATACTGACTATACAGGGTACCTATCAGCAGTTCTTCTGCCTGTGTAAGGCGGCCAGCCCTGGAAAGTCGCTTTACCTGCTGGCCGCTACCGGTGGCGAAATATGCACCGCGTGCCGTGGGTACACCGTCTTTGTGGGTGCCGCAAATCGTATCAAATTCGATACTTTCTTTGGCGGCGGCGTTAATCTCTGCCTGGTACTCCACGTCGTCGGTGTTTACTTCCATATCAAACTGCTGGCGGTTCACGATTTCAAACTGCGGCAGCTTAAACAGGATTATGCCGATTTTCTGCCACAATCCTTTAGGGTTCGACGTGCTGCCGCTGGTCGGCAGGTTAGTGCTGCCGTCCGATATGATCCAGCCAGACTTCCGCACTTCCAGCCAGATTTTGCCGCCCCTGGTGCTGGACGGAAATGGCACGTACTGGCCGTCGTCGCACTCTTTAAGCAGGGTGGTAACGCTCTTAGTGTAGGTGTTCTTTCCGGGCCGGTTCACTTTCCAGCCCATAACACCGCAGCTGTCGCCGTCGTTTTTCTTATCCCAGTAGCACATATAGCCCCAAACGTCCGGGGCTTCGTCGTCATTAGGCCGGTACACCTGCCAGCTGCCGTAGGTGTCCGCAAGGGTCTTTACAGGATAATTACTTACGTCCTGCCCTACGATACTGCGATTAGTCCAGCAGTACACCGTATTGGAGCCGTCCGGCTGGAATTTAAGCGTAACAGGGATATACACAAAATTGCCCCTTTCCTGCCACTGTTTGTACCAGTCTTCCTGCTTCATACCTTTCATAAGGTTGCTGGCACTCTCAAACGGATTAAACCGGCAGTCCATCAGCATAGGCAGGGTAACACGCAGCAGCAGGTTACCGGCTTCGTCCACCGGCGGTATCCATACCTTTTCACTGGTAAACAGTTTACCGCCGCAGGCGGCCAGCGTGCCACCCAGTACGGTATCCAGGTTAGTACCAAAATTATCCAGGCTGGTAATACCTATACCCTGTAATCCGCGTACCTGCCAGCTTACCGCAGCACTGCTGCTGTCAAACCAGCCACCGCCGCCGGTAGCGTAGCCGTGGTAGGCAGTCCACATAACGGCGACGCCCTCGCTTTCCTGTCCGTCGTTTTGTTCGACTATCTTAAAGAATTTGATACCGGGCGCGTTAAGGGTGGCGTTTTTGCCGTACTGCTGGTCGCACAGCCACAGCGTAAACCCTGCGTCCGTAGCATCAAACCAGTCGTGCATATCGGTACTGTAGTGGAAGCTGACGTACTGGCAGTGGGTATTAGGCGAAGTGGCCATACTGGTATTATTGACGTTTACCAGGTTCTTATCCACTTCTTCCAGCCAGCAGTCTTCTGGGCCTTGCTTACCGCCCTGCGCGTAGGTATTCCAGGTAATTTTTACGTTATTGGCCACCTTGTCGGTACCCATAGTCTGGCTGTCGCCGTTCCACTCGATCTGCGCCTGGCTGGCCAGTGTGTATAAGCCGTTAAGGTCATATACCCAGATACGACCGTTACGCTGCACCATACGCAGGCCCAGGGGTAAAAATATACCCTCGATAACGTCTTTAAGGCTGCTGGCTATACCGTCTTCGTCGTAGAAATTATCGCTGCGTACGCGCAGCGCGCCCAGGGTTAGTTTGGCACCATTGAGGTAAGACGAAATTAGCGACTGGTCGATGCTGGTAAAGTTAATCGTACTGCGGCTAAGCGCGTCCGAAATGACCGCGTAAACTGTCTGCATTTCTGCTAAATTATAGCTTAGCCGGTCAAATATACCGAAGTCCGAAAAGGTCAGCGAAACCGGGTAATTTGCCGCCCTTTCGTAGGGTTCTTCGTAAAATTCCGGATCCAGTGCGCCAGACCAGTACAGGTATCCACCCCTGTAAACGTCCATACGTATAGCCCCCACTTCGATAGTGTACAGGTCTTCGTACGTCCGGTCGCCGGGGCTTTCCACGCGGATAGTAGCAGTAGAGCCGCACAGCACTTCTTCTTTGTCGGCTTTCTTCCACTCTATTACCAGCGGCTCGCGGGCTTCAAAGGTCAGCGGGCCGACGGAAGCAAACGGCTGCGCTGCTTCCTGTAAAATTTCTACCCGCCAGACTATGCCGTGCTGGCTAAGAAATTCGCCTGCATATCGTAACTGCTTTGCCATCTTAGCTGCGTTTCCTTAAGTCCGTTTCTTTTTCCAGGATACCTACCAGGGTACGGCCCGCTATTTCAAACCTTACCTTGCCGCTAAAACCGTCGCTGGGTTCCAGCATACTGCGCAGTTTGTCCAGCGGGGCCACCACTTCGGGGTTATTGCTTGCGCCGGCGTATTCGCCAAACATACCCAGCGTAGGGCCATAAGCCAGGCCACCGTCCGCAAACTTCGGGATAGCCAGAATAGCAGCTATAACGCTGGCCACTGCGGCGATAGCCAGGATAGGGCCGATATAAGGGATACTGGCCTGCGAAGACGCAGCACCGGAAGCGGCCACGGCCATATTAGTATTAGCCAGCGCGATATTAGAAGCCATAACCGCCGCGTTAGTGGCGATCTTCGACGTACCGGCTGCGGTCTCTGCGGCAGCTTCCGTAGTAACGGCGGAAGTTTCTGCGGCCTTTGCGGCAGTGTGCGCCGTAGTCGCAGCGTTCAGCATTTCGATAACCGTAATAACGGCCTTTATGCCGTCCACCACGCTAAAGAAAGCGTCGATAATAGCGGTTATCTTTTGCCAGGCGTTACCGTTACCCTCTAACGCGTCGGTAACGTTCTGGATCGCGTTACCTATGCCCTTGATACCGTCCCAGGCGTTACGGTAGGTGTCGATAGACTGGGCGCAGACGCTACGCCAGCTTTCGTACGTAGCTATAAGGGCTTCTATGTCGGCCCGCTGCTTTTCGGTTACCGGGTTGTTGAGGTCGGCCAGCTGGCGGCGCAGGCTGCGTATCTTTTCCGTCAGTTCGTCAAAACCGATACTGCGGATTTTCAGCGTAAATTCGCGGTTACCCAGGCCGGAAATATCGTTTACTTCCTGCTGGGCTTTGGCTATGTCGATGCTGCGCTGTATGGCACTGCGCTTTGCTTCCAGGGCGTTAATCGTCTGCTGTATGGCCAGCACTTCGTCTGCGCTGGACTTCTTTTGCAGGGCCGTATAAGCGGCTATAGCTTTATCCAGCTTTTCGATGCTGTCCAGCTGGCTAAAGTCTTCCGGGATATTAGCCGCAGCAGTAGCAGCATCCCAGGCGGCCTTTAATTCTTCCAGCGCGTCGATCTGTGCCTGTATGTCGGCGCGTTCGGCGGCGGTGGCCGTGTCCAGCAGGGTACGGTAGTAGGTCAGCTTCGCGTTAAGCTGGTCGTAACTCTTAAGCTGGTCGTTAGGGATGCCCAAAATACCGGCGTTCTCGCTGGCGGCTTTGAGACGTTCCAGGCGGGCTATTTCCGCGTCTATTTCGGCTATCGTGGCACCGTGGGCGTACTCGCGCTTTTTGCGCTGGTAGGCTATTTCCGCGTCTATGTCTTTAAGACTGGACAGGTACGAAATAGATACCGGCCTTTCCATAGTGGCCTGTAGCATTTCCATTTCGGCTATCTGCGCGTCGATGCCTGCTATATCTTCCGCGCTGGCGGCCTTGCGCTTTTCGCGCAGGTAGTCCAGGGCTTTGGCCACGTCGTCCAGCGTCTGGATTTCTGCCGGCACGGCAGCGGCTTTCTGGGCCAGCTCTATTTCGTCTTTCTTACGCTGCCAGGCGATTATCTGCGCCTGGATCGCGCGCTGTTCTGCGGTGTCTGCACCGGTCAGCTTCTTTTTGTATATTTCGATATTGTCCGAAAGTTCCTTTAAGGTCTTCGGATCAGCCGTAAACTTAGCATCGCCGCTGCCGGACTTACCCAGCCCCTGCATATCTTCCAGCACCTTTTTGCGGGCTTGCAGCTGCTGGTTTTCGGCCTTAAGGCGCGCCAGTTCTTTGGGGTCAGTAGTAGCCGCGCCGGCTTTCTCGTTAGCTTCTAATTTCGCCTTAACCTGGTTAAGGTTCATTTCTGCTATGGCCACCTGCTTAGCGGCACCAGCGGCAGCGTCGCCGGCACCGGATACGCTGGCCCTATATTTTTCGGCGGCAGCGTCCACTATGCCCAGCTCTTTTTCCAGGGCCGCGTTATCAGCGGTAAGCTGGCTGGTACTGTTTTTCAAAGCAGCCATAGCGTCGCTGTCGCGGGTCTCATAGTGCTGCATTTGCACGCCCGCAGTACCGTAAGCGGGGCCGCTGGAAACCAGCACCTGTTTTTTGTCCTTACCCTCAGCTACTAACTGCTTCTGCTTCTCAGCGTTAATTTCAATCTGCGCGGCGTTTTCGGCTATCTTCGCCCGCAGGCTGGCGGCCTTAGCTTCAAAGGCCAGCTGGGTGGCATAGTCTTTCGACTTCGTGGTAAGGGTGTCGTACCAGTCGGCAGCGGTTTTATGCGTGCCGAAGATTTCGCCGTATTCGGCATTAAGGTGGGCCACCGCGTCGGCAGTGTCCTGCTTCGCGCGGATCAGTTCGCCCAGTTTCTTTATTTCTGCGTCTAAGCCGGTTTTAACTTCGGCAAATTTGGACTTATACGCGTCTTCCGCTTCGGCCAGCAGGTCGGTGCTTTCTGCCGCGTCTTCGGTCTTATTGGCAAACGCTTCGATAATGGCAGTAACAGCGGCAATAGCGATACCGATACCGGTAGCTATCATAAGCCCACGTAGCGCAATCTTAAGGGCCGTAGCGGCGTAAGTGCCACTGCGCAGCGCGCCGTTAAAGACACGCTGCACGGCGGCGGCTTTGTTGGTGTTAAGGCCCAGCAGCAGCATAGCCGCGCCGCTGGCTTTGGCGCGGGTGGCCGTAAGTACCTGCGTAAGGTTAAGGGCCTTAAGTGTTTTGGTCAGCGTGGCTACGCTGTTTACGGTAATAAGGACGTTTGCCGAAAACGCCATAATAGGCGCAGCCGGGCGCATAATACCAGCGATAGCGTCGGTAATACCGGCAAACTGGTTCTTAAGTTTCTGCGCCGCCGCTTCGCCGGTACTGGCCATTTCGTTAAACGCCTGATCGATGCTGCCGGCACTGTCGGCCATAATGCCGATATTTTCGGTAAACTTGTCGGCCTGTTCGCCGGTTAGCGAAGTGAGCAAACGCAGGGCGCGCGCACTGCCGAAAAGGTTACCGTATATCGTTTCGCTCAGTTCGCCGGTACTCTGGGCGTACTGGTTAATAGTCTGGTCTAACTCCTTTAAGAAGTTATCCAAACCACCAGCCGCCCGGATGCCGGCAGCGTCAAACTGGATACCCATAGCTTCCGCAGCTTTGGCGGCTTCCGTGGACGGCGTAATAAGGGCCTTAAGGACAGCCGACAGCTGCGTGGACACTTCGGCGGTATTACCGGTTACGCCGGTGCAGGTAGCAAATACCGCCATTAGTTCGTCGATAGACACGCCCAGCTGCGCCGCCGATCCAGCCACGGACGGCAAAGCGTCGGCCAGCTGTTCAAAGGTCGTAACGCCGTTTTTGGCGGTCATCTGTATTTTGTCCTGGATACTACCCGCGTCTTCCCAGGCCAGGCCGTAGTTTTTGATAATCGTAGCCGTTACGGTTACTGCCTGGTTGAGGTCAGCCAAACCGCCTATAGATGCTTTGGCGGTGGCTTCCAGGAAAGACAGCCAGTTATCTTCGGGGACACCGTTAGAAATTACCTGGTACAGACCGTTTGCCAGCTGGTCGCGTGCTATCGGTAACTCTTTAGCCAGGTCGGCCACCTGGCCTTTTAGCTGCTTAAAGCCCGCCGCGTCTTTGCCCGCCATCGTGTTAGCGGCGCGCATAGCTTTGGTAAACTGGTTGCTTTCGCCGGTAATCTGCTGGAAAGTGTTATTAAGCTGGCTAACGGCATTACTTACCTGTCCTATGGCCTGTACCGATAGGCTCCAGTCCATCATAGATTTGTTGAGCTTCTGGGCCTCAACTACGGACGCGGTAATTACCTGCTTCAAACCGTCAGCGTCGGCGGTTAAGGACTTAAAGCCTTTGCCGTCGCCGTCCAGTTTGAAAGTAATAGATATAGTGCTTTTGCCAGCCATTTTTACTAATCCTCTCCTAAGCGGTGTAACAAATTCCTAAAGCGGTCGTGCTGCTGCTCTTTAGTGAGCTTCGGCGCGTCTTCGCGTGGTGCCTTTTGGCGATCCCACGGAAGCGGTAACAGTTTCTGCGGGGTTAGCTTACCTTTGACGTGCGGCTGTATTGTGATAGTGGCCAGCAGGCGCATACGTTCCCACTCTGCTTTACTGGCTTCGTCCTGCGATTTTCGCCAGCTTTCACAAACCGCTATAAATTCTTCCGGCAGCAGCGCGGCGAAGTCGTCGCGCGATAACCCGATACGGCCCAGTGCCAGGCCCAGCAGATCGTAGATACCGGCGGGCTTTACTCTTTTGGGGTGTCGCCCTCTGGTGCCTGCTGTACTGCGCCAGCTTCGGCCTTATTCCAGGCCGCCATTTCTTCCGGTTCGATGCTGTCGGCAAATTCCATCAGCGACAGGTCAAAGGGGATTTTTTCGCGGGCGCAGGCAGACTTCACGCAGCACCACAGGAAAGTAACCTGGTCGTTAAAACTGGCTGCGTCCATTTCGGTAATTTCCTTACCGGTCTGCTCCTTAAAGCGAAGCATAGCCCCCATAGTCTGGCTACAGGGGTATGCTTTGCCGTTAATAGTTACTTCTATCTTTGCCATAGAAAGACAGGTTACGCGTTCTCAGTGATCGCGGTTTCGTCCAGGGTGGTAGGCTCGCCGTTATTCTCCAGCTGGATGCTGTAGGTAGCGTCGTCCTGCGCCGGGTCGGTGCGCTCCAAATTGGCGATAACGAAGCTACCTTCCAGGTACGGCTGGTTGTCGCCCTCGCGTTCCATACACTTGACGGTTACAGGCGCGCCAGTCTTCCAGGCGGCCAGCAGCTCTTTGAAGCCGCTTTCGGTTTCGTCGTAGTGTACCAGTCCCTCTGCGGAAATGGAGATAGAAAGCCCTACCACGCCTTTCTGTTTCCACAGTCCAGCGGAAAGGGTCGCCGAAGCCACAGGCTTTACGGCGCGGTCTTTGGTCTCACTGGCAAACGTTGCGGTGTGGGTGGTGCAGTGGCCCACGGCCTTGCCGCCGACGTAAACCAGCATATCGCTACCATTGCAGTAGCCGGTGCGTGCAGTCTTTGCCATAATGCTTTATCTTTTAATCGGTTAAATCTTGACGTTAAACACTAACTGCTGTACGTACGCGTCGTCCTGCCAGGCTTCTTCGCTGTCCACCAGGGTGCAGCTGCGCATAACCAGCGTTTCGTCGTCGTCCTGTATGTCGCGCTTATTGTCCAGCGCGTCCCGGACGGCTTCGGCCAGCTCTACGCCGTCGTCGTAGTCTGCCGTAAAACAGATCACTTCGATACTGACGCTATCCGCGCCCGGCTGGCCCGCCTTGTTAGCGTTCTGTTCCAGGGACACCCGGCGGTAAAGGATATACGGAAGTACCGCGTTATCCACGGCCACCGGGAAAATCTTGTTACAGCGCGCCGACACTTCGGTGCTGTCCAGCAGTATTTCGCGGATAAGGTCGCCTGCGTGCAGGGACGTTTTAGATACAGCCATATTTCTTTGCTACTTTTTCGACGCTTCGGATAACTTCGTTATGCAGGTTTTCGGTAACGGTGCCGGCCACCTGGTCGCTGGTCTGCTTCATAAAGCCGTAGCGGCGCATACGCCCAGTGTAGTGGCCCTTGCGAAGCCGGTAGGTAAACCGGCGCGTATGCTTGCCTGCGTTCGACTTTGTGCGGCGTTCTTCCGTGCCGCCCTCAGCCCAAATTAGTATAGGCTTTTCCAGGCCCTGCCGGTTCTTATGGAAGCCGTAAGACTTGCCACCAGATTTGCCGGCTTTCTTTGTGCCGATTGTAACACGGAAGCCCGCCTGCTTCTTAAAGACGACTGCACGTACGCCGCTTTCCAGGTCGCGGTCTGTACGGATGCCGGTACTGCGTAGGTTGTTTACAGCTGTTTTGCGTACCTGGTTAGCTTCCCTGCGAAAACCGCCCTTTAACGCCTGTAACCTTTGCTTTGGCTCCATTTCAGCGAATAACCGCTGCAAATTGCTGTCGTCATACTGGAAGCCCATAACCTGCGCCTGCTACTCGTTTACCCTCACACACACCAAAGTTTTGTACCCTCTGTCCAGATTAGGGATTATGTTTGTAACCGTGTACAGGTTACCGCCCAGCTGCTGCACCCGCCAGTTTTCCGCTACCAGGTGCGCGTCGCGTATATTGAAGTCCGCGCCGTAGTCGGCGAAGTGTTCGCCTACTTCTTCGCTGCGGTGGCCACTCTGCTTTACCCTTTCGGCCCAGACCGTAACCGTGGGCGTATATGTTACGCGCTCGTTTCCGGATTTACTGGTAATCCGCACAGGTTCCAGCAGGGTAAGCCGATATTTCATACGTCCCGCTTGCATCTTACTGCGCTTTGTCTTCCACTAACTTTCTAAAGGGCTTGATTAGGGCCTGTAGTGT